GGGTTGCAGACTGACCGGCTTCCACGAGGAAGTCGATATTGTATTTGCCGTCGAGAGCAAAAAGCTCGATACGGCCGTCAGTCGTCGCCGGGCCAGTCACGGTAAGCGTAAAGGTTGCTGCCGTAGCGCCGATCGGGTCCTCTCGCGGGATCACGAAGTACTCGGCATTATTCGGGCATTGGCAGAACATCAGCTTGAGCGTTTCCGAAAGCTGAGAGCCGAGACCGAAAAGCTCATCGATATTGCGATTGGTCGGAAGTGGGCGCAAGACGTCCGGCGTAGCATCGCCATCGTCAGTCATCTGCCCTTCGACCAGAACCCGGCATTTGCCGTCGAAAAAATTCAGCGACGGATCAATGCAAAGCTGCACGAAGTTGTCGCGAAGAACGTCCTGTGCCATTTGAAAAGCCTTTCTTCTGGCGGTTAGTCTTCAATTGCCACAGGGGTCTGAGGCTTGTCGGCGGGGGCGTCCGTATCGGGAACGACTGGGCGCTTGGGTTTCGTCGACCTAGGCGGCGGGCGCTCCGGGTCATCGACTTCCTCGATATCCTTGTGGACGTTGAGCAGCCGGTCGATATAGGGCGTCAACGCGACAAGAATGCCGCCCTCGGACGGAATATACCGCCCTCTGGGCTCGGTCCTCGCAATCCTGCCTTTGACTGCGCGAACGAATATCTTTTTCAGTTTCATTTCAGTCTCCCTCGACAAACGTCACGCAGACGTCGAATGGCAATCCATCATCCGGGTCATCTGCAAGATCATCCTCGGTGCAAATGAAGATATCTTGCAAATAGGTGAATTGGATAATGACAGCGAATGGAGTAGCCTCTACGTCCATCATGCTATACTTTAATTGATTGCCGCCTTCCGTCGACCATTGCGCTATTTTGGTCCCGAGCCTCTTTCTGATTTTTTCATAATCATAGAAGGCGTAAAACGGCGACTCGCTGCCATCTGCTTTTTGCGATTTGATTGGTTCGAACCAAAATTCAATCGCAATGTTATCAGTAGCAGCCGGAGTCCTAATCGTATTGCGTGGGCCTGCCGGGGCTCTAAGAAGAGCAACCATACAGCAGGGCAGCGTCGGCATATTTTGCGGCGTGATATCTGAGTCAGCTACGGCAAACGCTCGCCCTTTAACTTCAGGGAACCACTCATTAATCTTTGCCGCAATCTGAGGCAAGGTCGCTATCGTTCCCACTTAACCCAGCCTTTCAGAATTGATCGGACGCGAGGTATAGCCTCGTCGAGCGCCTCAGGGGCCATCTTGCGAGCACCCATGCGAGAAGTGCCCTTTCTCAGGAAGAGAGAATGCTTAACGTTGCTGCCGACCGTTGCTTCTGTCTGCGACGATATCGAGCTAATCGAGTCGCGTAGCTGACCAGATTGATTAGCTGGATATTCTCCCACGCGAGAGCTTCGGCGGGGCAGTCCGGGATGATGTATCCCGGACTTAGGCTTGGCGAGGCCAATGCGAAAGCGGTCCTCAGCTTCATGTGCGAGAGCGTCAAGAAAGCGCCGATCAACGGCACGATCTCTCCTAGCCCAAAATTGCCGCCATGGAGTGAAGAACATCTTTATCATAGCTTGACTCCCGGTGGCAACTGCACAAGAAAGCCTTCCTCAGCATTTGCTGTTCCGGGCTCTTGTGGCTTGGAAATCAGGTCCGACTTTTCGACTAGTCGGCAGCTAAGAACCCACCACTCGCAGTCTGCCTCTTTAACCTTGAGCACCTTATACCATCTGGGCTCTGATTTGCGTCGTTCCTCATAAAGCCATGCAGCCGATGAGATCACGAAGTCATGGCGATAGCGAATGGTGATGAGATGAGATTGCCTACTTAAAGGCTCATCTATGACCACGCCTTCTTTGGCGAACATCGATCCGCTTTTGGTCTCAATCGCTGCCCATGCCTTAAAGGCTTCGGTGCGTATTAGGCGCATGCCCTCAGCTTCGATAACCACGTCTTGCATGCTGCAAAGCTGCACCCTATGCTTTAGGGCAGCGATTGTGATCTCAGATTTCACGGACGTATTTCCTCCACTCATCAATAGCGCCCGATGCCCATGCGGCATCATTGCTACCTTTCATGAAATCTTGCCCGACCGTGCGCCTATTATCGACCGTTTTAAGAACATCGCCCGGATTGCTAACTGACCAAGCAATATACTTAAGAACGCCGACGATGATACCTGCCGGAACGTCATTGATGCTTTTCATTCCAGCAAGATACATGATACGAACTGCGCCGGGACCGTCCGAGCATGGCCGGCAGCAATCAAATACCATATGCGCGAAAATGCGATTAGGTAAGATCACCTTATGCGTTCCGATATCAACGGATATCATCTCGCGAGTACCAGGTCCATAGACGAATACTTGCGGCTCGGCAGCGGCATATTTCAGGCGATGCGTGAAAGTCCGTCGCACGTCATCGATAAATCGGCGCGGCGGAGTGACGACTTCCTCTCGACGAATATTCTTGATCAAGAGAAGGTTCGTAAAAAGCTCAGCTTGTTCGAAAGCTGCCTTGCGATAGAGCTTAAGTTGCTCATCCGTCACCGATGGAATATCCTCGGTTTTCGTATGAGTGCGAATTGCATCGATAGTTAGCAATTCGTCAAGATCAAAGCTCACGCCCTCTTGAATGGGGATCGTGACCGGAGAGGGCGGGACTCCGGTCAGGCTTCCCGCCACCGACCTCAGCATTTGCCAATCACGATATCGTAGCAGGACATATGGTAGAATTTCCCGCCGTCGCAGTCCATGGCCTCTTGCCGAACTACGAGACGATAATGCGTCCCTTGAACGGCATCCGGTGCCGCCATGATCGGAACGCGAAGAGCATCCCGATGAGGCTCGATAGAACGGCGGCTCGTGAGAACTGATAGAGCAGCCGGCGCATGCGTCAGTTGCTCGGGCACATTTCCTACCGCGATAGCGAGAGACCCGGTCACCTTATTGAAGCCATCGGAGACTTCATAATAGATAATCTCGGTGCCCGTAAATCCCGATGAGGGCGTATAATCATACGTGCCGTCAGGATTGAGGTCAAACGTTCCATTCTTAGGGCCATAAAGAGGCAGCGGCGACCAGGTAAGGTCCGCGCCGTCAGGCCCTGTGGCAGAAGGGATAAGCGTTCCGTTAAGCTCGACGCCTGCCGTAGCTGTTTCCTCAGCCGGCTCGACGTGAAGCAATTCAACCGGAGTATCCGGCGAAAGCTTGATGAGATCGAACGCCGTATTCTTGGTGATCCCCTTAAATGCCATGGGGACGGTCCACTGAGCGTAGACGATTTCCAGCAAATTGGTTTCGCCGGGCGTCATCTTGAACATCTCGCAGCAACAAGAGCAGGAATTACCCGCGTCATAGGTCGAGCGAGGATTGGCAAAAAATTGGATCATTGTCGCCTCGGCGTTTAGAGATTAAAGGCGGCACCCGAAGATGCCGCCAGATGATCCCAAAGCTTACGCTTCGGGTTCCGGTGCCGGCGGCGTCGAAGCTGCCGGGCAACCGCAAACCGGCTGCGCCATTGCGGTGCCGGGGTTCGGTCCGCAAGGCGGACGGCAAGTCGTGGTGGCCATGGTCTACCCTTTCTTCTTTTTGGACGATGCATCGTCCGTAGGCGTCTGATCAATCGTCGCACCCGCCTCGGACGCCTGCGAAGATGCGGGGTCGACGTCAGTCCCGGTCGTTGCCACAGGGGCATCGAGCGGAATTTCTTCGGAGCCGGGCGGGGGCTCATTGCCAGATGGCTCGCCCTCGCCCTCAGGGCTGCCCTCAGGCGCGTCCTCGGGCTCGCCGGCTATGGGGCTAGCCCCCGGCTCGCCATCCTCGCCAGCGGCCTCGATATAAGCCTCCACGGCCTCATTGTAGGCGTCGACCTCTGCCTGTTCGAGCGACCGAGCATAGCCAAGGCGCTGAACCATCGTAACGAGATCGGGTTGCATGATCATGATGGACGTGCCTACCGGCCATTCCAAGCGGGTGCCATCGCATTGCGGGCACGTCCGAAATGTGAAATGATAATTTGAGCCATCACGAGTCACGCCGGTATAGCGAGTCATAGCCGTTGCGAATAGCCCGGACGGCGTCTCGCAATAGCCATCCGATCTTAGATGCAACTTTTCCATGGACTTTCACCTTTGCTTTGGCGCTGGGGTCGGCAGCCAAGTCGACATCCTGAATTATCTGGACGTAGCAATCCTCGGCTGCAATGAATTCGAAAGTGTGCGCTGGTATCTCAGGACGGAGCGTCGTATACATCGGCTTATGCATGATCGGCGTTTCCGATCTAAGTCCGAGATGCTCCGGGTCGACGTATGGGGAAAGATCAAAACCGGGGGTGCCCGTATATACCCCGATCGTGGCTTGCCTTTGGCCGGTAGGTAGCGAACACTCGCAAACGACGCGAGCCCCTAATGGAGCCCGCGCCTTTCGCGATATAGGTCGCCGCATTACGGACCCTTCGGCATGCTGCGAAGATGGAATGCGAAGACGTCATCAGTCGGACCGCTGACGGACTGCAGGCGGACGAACTTCTGACGGCACGGGATGGCTGCCGAGCACAGCGTGCCGGCTTCGGTGCCCGCTGCGAGAACGATCGTTTCATCGGTGCCGGGGGCGATTACTTCGCCATGGCACGATGCGATTGCCTCGATATCAGCCCATGCGCCGGGAACGCAAGGGTCACCAGCCGAAGCCGGGGCAGACTGGACCTTGAAAACTGCGTCGGCAGCGAGATCAGTCGTGACTTCAAACGAGAAGCCATGATAGACGAATTCCGACATATCAGCCGGATATGCGGTCGTGCCATCCCATGCGCGGGAAGGCACGTTCTGAATTGCAGGATTGTGGTTCATATGAGCACCCTTTGTGCTTGGTGGAGGGGATGGCATAGCGTGAGGGACCGAAGTCCCTCACTTAGCGCTTACGGCCGCAGCCGGAAGCTTATGCAGTATAGAGGGTGCGGGCTGCCGGGCAGCACATCACGAAGCCGCCGTCCTGAGCGCCGAACTGGTACTTCACGCACCACATCGACGAGCCGCCGATGAACTGTTCCATCATCATCGGGCGCTTGGAAACGACCGAATAAGCCTGCTTCCAGTTGCCGGCTGCGAGAATGAAAGAGTTCGCGTCGAACGGATTATCGACCGAGCCGAGCGTATTGCCGGCAGTCGGATCGGGAAGGCAATTCGAAATACGAATGCGTTCCCGGACATCGTCGGGCGAGAAGGTCATAAGACCATCGCCGAAGATGAACCGGCCGTTCGCGTCGAGCATCGCAGCCAGGTAGCCGAAAACGTTCTGGTGCATTGTCGCGACGACAGGGCCGTATTCGACCGGAGCCGAAGAGATGAAACGACGGAAAGCCTGGTGATCGAATACGGCCCTGTCGTCGCGACAATGCACCA